AGTTATAGTAGAAGCCTTTGCCACAGTCGATGGTAGCACAACGACAGTTGAAGAATGGCATCAGTTATACGTTGATAAATATGATCAAGGGTTCGAGCCACACTATTACATCAACTATGCTGGTGTGCTTTTCAGAGGAAGACCAGTAGATATAAAAGGAACAGGATTTTACTACAGTGGTGTGCCAGATCATTCAGAGAGAAGTATATTGATTGCTCTTGAAGAACCAAACTATATGGCTAGTACTGCACAGATGAATACTATTCGAAAGATGTTTCAGAGCATATTTAATGTCAAGCCGGGGATTCAGGTATTTGGGATTTATGATATTATAAGATCTACTGAATCTCCTTGGTGGAACGTATCTCTTAATGTAAAGAATGTATTCGGTAAAGAAAATATAAAAGATTATAATCCCAATACGACTGCACCTTTGACACAGAAACAACTAGTAGATGGATATGTAGGAAACTAATATGGCGTATGGTAAATATCCAAATAACCTTTCAGGAATTCCTCAGGAAATTATAGATGCTAGAGTTTCTAGCAAGTCTAAAAATCGTCCAGAAGATCCTACTGGTCAGTATCCAGAGACAGACTACTTCTTTTCAAGCAATATTTCCAAGGAAGCAAGAGGCGTTGCCAGAAATGACCTAGAGTTTTTCGCTCAGTATGATGACGTTGAGTTGGAAACGGGTAATAAAGTTTCTTCTGTTTATGGTAAGAACCAAGTATCTAAATCAGAAAAGGGTCATGTATGGGAAGTAGATGACACTGATGGTAATGAACGTATCCTTATCAAGCATATAGAAGGTAGTGGTATTGAACTTACTCCTGATGGAAGTATTATTATTAGCACTAAGAAAAGAAAAGTAGAAGTCATTGGTGGCTCTAATGAAGTTATCGTTGAAGGAGACGCACAGTTAGTCTATAAAGGAAACCTAAACATTAAAGTTGTTGGAGAGTTCAATGTTGATTGCCTAGACTATAATGTTAAAGTGAACGGTAATAAGGTTGAAACTATAAGAGGGTCTGAAGAAAAGCACGTAGGTAATGGATCACAGTCATCTGTAACAGGACCAATAACAACATACTCTACTGGATTGGTTACGGATGTATTCTTGGGCGGTCATCAACACAACGTCAAAGGTAATCTAGATTATAACATCAATGGCAATGTTGGTTTGTTTTCAAGTGGAACGATGGACGTTACATCAGAAGATTATCTTAATATGTCTGCCGATAACTTCACTGCCTCTGCTAACAACATGACACTACAAGGCGGCACAGGGGTTATAGGCGGCACTGCAATGGACTTTGTGGGTAATGGTGCTATCTTTGATCAAGGTGTTAAGGCTCCTACATTTCATGGAGATTTAAAAGGAACTGCTACTACAGCAACTGTGGCACAATCCCAAAACTATGCTGATCCCAATGGTGGTGGTGGTGTTGGTACGGCTGGCACTATTACAGACACAGCAACTCCTTCTATCACAGCGCCAACCTCAACTAAGGTTCTTACATATTTGTTAAAGGCCGCTGGCGGTATTCGTAAGGTAATCATTGACAAGGGTGACTACATTAAGAACTTCATTGATAAGTCCAATGACTATAGTGGCGTGTCTAATGGTTATATGACAACAGGACAGGCCAGATCAAAGTTAAGAGATGTTGTTAACTCTGGTAATGCTCAGTTTGTGGGGCAACTATTAAAAGAAAATCTTATTTGTTCTGATTATAACAACCCGTTACCAGAGAGAACTGGTAGAACGGTAAGACAGGAATCTACTCCTGTGTTAAGTACTATGCCAGCAAACATTTACTCACCACAGATTTCCGCAACATTTATAACCAAAAGATCCGCTCTAAGTATTGTACCTGAAGAGAAGTATAATCCTTTAAGACAAGATGATATTACAATCAAGACTAAGTTGTCTGACAATATTACTATAGCCAAGTTCTTAGGGTCTGATGACTCTACAAACCTTAAGTTTATAAAGTCTCTTTCAGTAAAAAGAGATATTGCTAAGAACTTATATGCTCATTCACTTATACTTAAAAAAATACAGAATAACAATGAAAGATTTAGAGGTGTTAATCTCGTAGTATCTGAGGGCGTCTACAGACCAAGTGCTTCGGAAATAATAACACCCAATAGTATAAATGATCTAAAGGCTAAAGGAAAGGCCGTAGTCTATAAAGCAATCAATAGAAAAGGTAAGCCAAATAACCTAGACTTATTCGATATCGCAGAATACTTAAAGGACGTTAGTTTCTTCGATGAGATGATCTTATCTTATGACACTTTAGAGTGTGTGGGTGATCAGGTTGTATTGAGTTCAAGACTAATCATAGTCATGCCAGACATTGATGATCAGTGGACAGGCACATTCAGAAGAAAAATATCTACTGAATATAATAGACAGTTGTTATCTGAAGGTGAGTTTATCGAATGTCTATTAGAAACCACAGAGACTTTAGAGGAACGTGTGCGGAATAAATCTGCCACACCGCCAACTGACAATGTTGTTACTCACACTAGAGGGAATGATAGAATACACTGGCCTGATCAAAGAATAGTAGACTCCATTGCTGAAGCAGTGAGAGAGCTTGGTGAAGGTTACACAGCACAGATCACATCAGATGGTGGTAGAGCGAAAAGAGATAGTGGGACTAATAATCATCCTGTTGGTGAAGCGGCAGATCACTTCTTACTGCTTGATGGGGTTCGTATCAATCCTTCACAGAATAAGATCTTGTATCAACGTTATATTAGGATACTAGTCAGAAACGCAAAGGCACGTGGTGTTCGCCCCGGTATTGGTGGCTATTCAACATTTATTCACTATGATGAGAGTGAATGGAGACAAGCGGGTGCAGATGATGCTGGAACTTGGAGTAATGGTTTTAATGTTTCCTTCGCAAAAATCGTATAAATAAAGGTAAAATAGAGAAGAACTTATGGCAACCAATAGAGTATTATCAAAAGAGGATGGCAATCTTAGTAAGTCTGCTTTAATAGTAAGTAGGAAGACTGAGTATAAAGATATTGATTTATCCTTTACTGCTAAACCTAATGGTGAAATATTCACTAAGAAAGAAGCGGCGGCTGTTAAGCAGTCAGTAAAAAATCTTGTTATGACTAACTTCTTTGAGAAGCCATTCGAGCCTTTCTTTGGTGGAAATATAAGAGCACTACTATTCGAATTAGCCGATGACGATATTGAAGATGATGCACGTGAAAATATAGTCAGAGCTATAAATGCCTATGAACCAAGAGCAATTATTAGGGCTATTGATGTAAATTATCAAGAAGAAAGAAACTCTATATCAATAACAATAGAGTTTCAAATTGTAAACACAGAAGAAGTTGTGACGTTCACGACTTCCCTATCAAGGTTAAGATAACATGGCAACAACGATTAAATCATCAGCCTTAGACTTTAACAATATCAAGAGTAATCTAAAAGATTATCTTGCTAATAAAGATGAGTTTAAAGATTATAACTTTGAGGCATCAGGTCTTTCAAACATCCTTGATGTTCTAGCCTACAACACACATCTCAATGCTCTTATAGCAAACTTCGCTCTTAATGAATCATACCTTCCGACTGCACAGTTAAGAAGTTCGGTTGTTTCCCTATCAGAAGGTATAGGGTATGTACCAGACACTGATACATCATCTCAGGCAAAGGTTAGACTTACTTTGAACTCAACCGCTGTTGCCCGTGAGCAAACTATTATTCTACCAGCATACACCAAATTCACTTCAAGTGTAGATGATGCGACATACAGCTTCCAGAATGTAGAAAACTTTTCTGCTACAGATGATGGCACAGGTTTCTATGAGTTTAAAACAAATGCTGGATCAAATCGCATTCCAATCTTTGAAGGTACACTGAAAACAAAAACATTCCTAGTTGGAGAATACGAAGATAACCCTGTTTATGTTATTCCAGATGGAACGGCTGATGCGGATACTGTTACGATAAAAGTATTTACGAGTGCTACGTCAACAGACTTTGTAACATATCAGAACATTAAAAGTGCCACCACTCTTAGCGCCAACTCAACAATCTATATTCTAAAAGAATCTCCTAATGGATACTTCGAACTATCTTTTGGTGATGGTGTAACATTCGGTATTGCTCCTAGTGCTGGTAATCGTATTGAAGTTGAATACCTATCAGTAAAAGGTGCTGTTGCTAATGGTGCTAGTGTGTTTGTTCCTTCAGCACAGTTCACATCAGGAAACATAACTTCTGATATTAATGTTGTGACATATGTGAACTCTATTGGTGGTGAAGAGAAAGAAAGCATAGAATCTATTCGTAAGAATGCGCCTTTCAGATATGCTACTCAAAACCGTATGGTCACGGCAGAAGATTACTCATCACTTATACTTCAGAGTTATTCTACTCTCATACAAGACATTGCTTCATGGGGTGGAGAAGTTGCGGTAGATCCTGAGTTTGGTGCTGTATACATATCAATATTGTTTGAGAGTGATGTTACTACAGAAACTATTGCCACAACAAAACAGGCAATACGAGATCTAGCCACACAACTGTCTATTGTATCTTTCAATATTAGATTTATAGATCCTATTCAAACATTTGTTGAAATGGATACGTTCTTTCAGTTCAACCCAAAACTTACAGACTTAACTTTAAATGCTGTACAAGATTCTATTAATACTATTATTTCTGGATACTTTACTACAAATACTGGTAACTTTAAACAGGCATTCAGAAGATCGAATGTCCTATCTCTTGTAGATGAATCTTCTCCCGCTGTTCTCTCATCAAGATCGAATGTTAGACTGCAACAAAGATTTACGCCTACAGCACCGACTTTGATCAGTGTTATAAACAAGTTGCTTTCAAATCCTCTTACAACATCTGCTACTAAC